TGTAATAGTCCGGCCGCACTACGTACTGTCTGATAGGGATTGGCACCAGTCTGTTTGATAATCTTATCCAGGTCACTGCCCTTGACCTGATCCAGTACCGCAGTCAACACACTGTCTGGAACTTGCGTCAGATTCATGGGATCGTAACCAGCTTCGTATATTAGATCATTAATACCATTTCGATCTGCTAGACCCTGCTTTTGTAGACTGGCTATCAAGTTTTTAGGACCCAGACCGGCCGGTTGTGTAAAGTCAAACAGTGTACCAAAGTTTTTAAGACCACCACCTACAGATTGTAATCCTTCAGCCAGGGCGTTGCTGGAGAATATGGCTTTGCCCTTGGCCAATAAGTTGGGATCCAATACACTGGCCACACTACCAAAGGCATCGTTAGCAGCCTTACCAGCCACTGCTTGAAAGCTGCGGGTAACGCTGGTGGTACCGTTAGTAATAATATCCTGGAAATTACCCATGTTGATACCCAGGTCAGCAAAACTCTTGTTGCCAAACTGAGCCAGTGCGGCACTGTACTCAGCACTGGCTGAACCAAATGCTGTACTGCCATTAAACACGCTCATGAAACTTTTAATACCAGACGATGGATCCCCACCAGCACCACCGGGTGGCAATATGGCCTGTGCTTGAGTTAAGATGCCACCAGCTGTGGTATTCAACTGAGTAAGCGACGTTAAACTGGCTGGAATACTGAATCCACCAGTGGACAGTGAACTTACTGTGGATACCAGTGGATTATTCTGAATATTGGAAATAGCACTGGTCAACTCAGTGGGTATCTGAAGACCAGATCCACGAACTAATCCAGATACTGCGATGAGAGTGGTGGGTGTAATGGGCATAATAGTATTTAACCAAAGTAATTATGTGCTACTATTTATAACTCAGTCGCTCTTGACGTCGTCACTACCCTGATCTATAGTACCAATGCCCTTGGGGCGTTGTTGATGATATTCAGTCTGGCTGCCTTTAAGTGCCACTGGCTGACCATTTACCCTGACTGTGCTGCTGACTTCTGAAACTATAGCCACACCATCGTCCATCAGACTTCCTTTAAGTGCCACTGGCTGTCCATTGATCTTTACATCAGGACTACATTCAGATTCAATAGTGTATCCTAGATCGTCCTGGTCACCTTTGCGAGCTATTTTATTGGTCATTATCTTAGTTTGGAGCCTTGAGGTAGTATTTCCAGACCAGTTGTGGTCTTGATATAGTGCTGCTGTAGTTGTTCCAGCGTGGCCGATTTCATCATGATGTGCGCTTTGCTGATGGGAATGTCTGCCTCAGGACTGGCTGAAAACATGGCCTGCATCAGTCCAATACCCTGTTGACTGGGCACAACCAGACATGGCTTACTCAGCACAAAGTCAGTGGTGGTTTCTTCCACAACTTTACCAACGATTTCATCGCCATTGGCCAACTTGAGGCTGATGATATCACCAGCATCTATTTTACTTGATTTTTGAATTAACATTTTTATCCTTGAAATTGGGTCCAAAAGTCTTCAGGTTGTCCGGCTAGACCCTGGTAGCCTCCCTGTAATAATGTTGTGCCATTGAAAATCTGTGGTACACTACGCAAACCCTGCTCTACTAGAAACTCACGGGCATCGGGTACATCCTCAATGTTGATCGAGGTGTATGCCACGCCACGGCTCTCCAATAGTGCTTTGGCGCGATCACAAAATGGGCAATTATTTTTGGTGTATACTGTTAATGTCATATTATTCTTTCTTCCACTGTTATTGTTATTTTATTACTTACCAACCAATGATCAAAATATCTGCGCCAGATAACATCTTCAGGTTTATTCTGTTTGGCAGCCTCTGGATCCTTCCAGATATACACCGGTTGATCACCAGGTTTACGGTCAGCCCCCAGATGACTATCGTCCACTACCAATCTGCCCTCGGCTATGGCTTGTGAACGATATTCTCTTTGTCTACGAACAGCATCGTGAAATTCTGTCTGTTGTTCGGCAGATAATGTAGCTATCCAATCATCTAGTTCTATCCATTGACCATCTGGTGCTACCTTGTATTTAAACTCGTGCACCACTGCCATTTATAAACTAAATCCTTTAAATGTATTGTTATCCACGTCCTGTTTAGTTCCACCAATAACATAAGTGGTAATCTCAGTCTCCTGCGGTGCCACTTGCACATCGCTACCAGCAATCCATTTAGCTGTCCAGGGCAGTGGATTACTTCCTGGCTTCATACCACAGTCCAGTCCCACGGCAGTCATACGCTTGCATGTTAACCAGTCCACATATTGTGCCAACAATTGTTCGTTAAGACCAATCATTGAGCCATCTTTGAACAAATATTTGGCCCAGTCTTTTTCCTGTTGTGCAGCTGACAGGAACATGGCTTCACATTCTGCTTTGGTTTCAATCTTGATCAGTGAGTAGTCTGGATCGTCTTGCGGTAAGATTTTTAATAGTGTCTGTGTGCTGCCCAGGTGAACGTTTTCATCACGGGCAATTAGTTTAATAACTTTAGCATTGCCTTCCATCTTCTTGAGTTCAGCAAATGCCCAACTACAAGCAAAGCTGACATAGAAGCGAATACCTTCCAGAGCGTTGACACTGTTTAAGCATAACCATAATTTGCGCTTAAGGTCATACATATCCACAACAATTTTTTCACCGTTGACCGTATGTGTACCCACACCCAACATACGATACCAATTTCCCGTTTCAATCAGGTCATCATAATACTTGCTGATGTCACGAGCACAATCAATAATGGGTTGTAGCTCAGTAATGGTGTCAAACACTTCACTAGGCTCGGAATACACATTACGAATAATGTGTGTATAACTACGACTATGAATGGTTTCGTTAAAGGCCCAGGTTTCAATCCAGGTTTCCAATTCAGGAATCGTGGCCAGTGGCAACAATGCCAAGTTAGGACTACGTCCCTGTACCGAGTCTAATAGGATTTGTCTTTTTAGATTGCTGGTAAAGATATGTTTTTCAAATTCAGTAAGTTCTTTAAAATCTTTACTGTCTCTGGCTAGATCAACTTCTTCTGGTCGCCAGAAGAATCCCAACTGCTTGTCGGTCAACTTATCGAACTGACGATATTTTAACACGTCATATCGTTGAACTGCTGGAGTTCCGTTTGGGTCAAGAAATGCCAGTGCCTGGGTGTGATCTGTTTGATTAGCTATATTAAATACACTCATTTTCTTATCCATTAAATAACACAACTTTCACAATCTTCTTGATCGTCTAATCCCACATCAGCTACGGTAGGTGAGGACAATTTGTCGATATCTATCTCACCCTGGCCATCCATGGTGTTGAAATAATACAACTGCTTGCCACCATACTTATAGAACATTAACAGATGACCAATCATCTCGCTCATGGGGATCTTTTCATCTGGATAGAAGCGAGGATTATAGCTGGTGTTGACGCTGATGCCCTGGTCGATATATTTCTGTAGTATGGCACAGATGTTTAGATAACCCACTGGAGACTTCTGATCCCACAGTAATTCATATTTGTTTTTAAGACGACGGAATTCTGGAACCACTTGTTTTAGAACACCATGCTTACTTTGCTTGATACTGACTAAACTACGTGGGGGCTCGATACCATTGGTAGCATTGGCAATCTGTGCCGATGTCTCTGCTGGCATCAGGGCCATGAGGGTCGCGTTACGCTGACCAGTTTTCTGTATTTGAGCACGTAGTTCAGCCCAGGGCATACGCTCTTGAGCAGGGACCAATTCATCAACTTCACGCTTGTAGGTGTCAATAGGCAGACGCCCGTCAGCTGATTTGAGATCTTGCCAACGCAGACATGGGCCTTGTTCCACAGCTAGATCAGCTGATGCTTTCAGCAGATAATAACTCCAGGCTTCAGTGTATTCGTCAACCAGCTTTAGTGCCTCGGGGTCGGAATAACTGACGTCGTTCTTGGCCAGAAAATATGCTAGGTTAATGATACCCACGCCCAGTGGACGAAATTCTTTAGTGGCCAATTCTGCCGCCCGGACTGGATAGTTCTGATAGCTTAACAAGGCATCCAGACCGCGAACTGCTAGAGTACAGGGCTTTTCAAAATCGGCTGGAGATTTAACGTTACCCCAGTTGATGGCACTTAGAGTACACAGGGCAATACGGCCCAGTTCGTCATTGATGTCAGTCAGCGGATTAGTGGGCAGATCAATCTCTCCACACAAGTTACTCATTTTAACGGGAGCAACCTCTTCCTTAAAGGGGCTATGCGTGTTAGCGTGGTCCGAATTTTGCAGATAGATACGACCAGTATCTTTACGCTCGTTTATATAACGACTGAATATTTCAGCAGCTTTAAATGTCTTTTTGCGCAGCTTGGTATTACGCTCTGCACGTTCGTATAACTCTTTAAAACGCTCTTGGTTGTTAAAGAAAGCCTCATACATTTCCGGCACGTCATGTGGGCTAAACAGCGTGATATCGCCACCAGAAATGAGTCTTTCATACATTAACTTGTTGAATTGTATGCCATAATCCATCTGGCGTACTCGGTTATCCTCCGTGCCTTTATTGTTCTTTAAGACCAATAAATCTTCTAATTCATAGTGCCAGACTGGATAGTATACTGTGGCAGCACCGTTACGCACACCACCTTGACTGCAGGAACGTGTGGCTGATTGGAAATACTTTAGGAAAGGAATGACCCCAGTGTGATAGGCATCACCATTGCGTATGGGCGAGCCCAGCGCACGTATGCGACCAGCACCGATACCTATGCCGGCCTTCTGTGATACATAACGCACGATGGCTGACGCAGTGGCATTGATACTGTCCAGACTGTCGTCTGTTTCAATTAATACACAACTGCTGAACTGTTTCTGCGGTGTGCGTACACCAGCCATAACAGGTGTTGGTAGACTGATGTCACCATTGCTGACACAGTCGTAATAATCTCGAACCCACTGTAGACGAGTTTCTGCTGGATAGGTCTGGAATAGTGTGGCTGCTATCAGCATATATGCCACTTGTGGTGTTTCAAATATTTCACCAGTTACCCGGTTCTGTACCAGATACTTACCACGCCATTGTTCCATGGCCACGTAGGTAAAGTTCTCATCACGCTCGTGCTTGATGTGTGCGTCCAGTTCAGCCCACTCAGCTTCAGTGTATGCTGTTAGCAGAGCTGAATCGTAATAGCCAATGCCTACATTACGCTTGACCAGAGATAACAGTGGCCAGGGAGTGTAACTGTTATAAACCTGTTTACGCAGATGGTAGCAGATTAGGCGACCAGCTACGTATTGATAATTAGGTGTTTCTTCCGAAATTAGATCAGCAGCACTCTTGATTAGAGTTTCTTGAATATCTGATGTTTTAATTCCGTTGTAAAATTGTATGTGACTTTTTATTTCTATTTCGCTTGCGCTGACTCCAGTAATTCCCTGTGTAGCCCAGAAAACTGCTTTGTGCAATTTTTCTAGATCCAGAACTTCCCGGTGCCCTTCTCGTTTGGTGACTTGAATCTGTGTCATTGATACCTCATTGTTATTCTATTTTTAAGTCTTTGCGTGTATATCGATACTGTAACTGCATGGTTTTGTTTAGTGATTTAATATTTACAACTTCTCCGTCCACTAAATTAATAACATATTTTCCCTGGTCAAAGACAGCTAAATGATAGGTCAATCTAGTTTCACTGTCACGATAAATGTGTATTTCTGGTTCAGCTGTTATATGCTTAGTTAATGCCACAGTATACACTATACCCAGACATTTAGCAAGATCACAATAGTAATTGTCAGCCAAAAGAGTCCAGGGATCAGGCCATTCGGTAGGCTGACCAGCTTCTAAGTAGTAGGGGGTAAAAGGACAAGTTTGCCAGAATTCAGCGACTAACTCCACCGCTTGTTCCAGAGTGAGATCTTCTAACTGTTTTCGAAATTCACGCCAATGAGTTATACGCTCACTGGCTTTTAGTTTCCACATGTACGGCCGTTATCAGGATAGACTATCTAATTGAAATAATAATGATGTTGCTGTTGTTGTGCTGTAATTTAAGCTCATGTAAGAACTGTTGGCTGTCATGGATAATACTAGATCAGTAGTGGCTGTTTCAGTATATTCTTCGTCATACGATACAGTGGTTCCTGAAGCAAATCTACTGGCCTTTATAACGCCAGTGCGCTGTTTGGTTCCCTGACTGCAAGTATAAGAAATGATTGCGTTGTTGGCTGTAAATGCTGTAATGGAACCTGAACTGGCACCTGACAGTGTTTGCGAATCGGCAGCAATAGCACCAGATTCTAAAACAGTAACTCGGGCGTCAATACTAGTAACTGAATTCTGTAAAGCAGTTATATTGGAGGCAAAACCAACAGTAAAATCCAGGATAGAATTCTCTGTTAAGATTTCAGTTACACCTTCTGTAGGTGCACCTTCATCAACAGTGCCGTTACCGATATATAATTTTCTTGTATCAATGCTCCAGCCCAATTCGGCTGATGCCAGCTGAGGCAGGTCTTCTTGTAGACCTCGTCTATGCTGAATTCTGGAGATTTGTAGAATTGCCATTGCTTAAATCCTGTTCTTTTTGTTATTTATGCTTGGACAGGTCGGATCTTGAACAGTTTCTTGGGCAGGTGTTCCTGTACTGGCAAATGATAATGACTGTGCATAAACCCGCACATGTTACAGGATTTCTCAGCACTTCTCTGGCGCTCAAACCAAGCATCTATCTGTTCTGGGCTGGCATCTATACCCAGGCTTTCATAATCATTATAGTATTGAGCCCACTTTTCAGTGTCTTGTAAATTATATGTTTCCAGCGTCTGATTTAATACGCCACGTGGTGGGCATTTATACAAGCGACCCTGATAGATCTGTACATAATTCTTAATATGACAGACATTATGATTCATATGCAGGCCCTGGTCGTCGTTGTAATCATACCAGGGCTCCAGTGTAGCACCATGTCCCTTGTAATGTGGTACAAAGTGATCGTCGTGCTGACGGCATACATTTAATAAAACACTACTATAACCACGGTCGTCTGTTAGATGCACAAACTTCTTATGTTCGCTGTCCCAGGGAGTATCAGTCTTCCAGTGAAAACGTCTGTTGGGAT